ATCTTTCTTGAGTCGCTGTTCAAATTTATTCCTACTGTCAAAACTAGGATATGACTTTGGTTCTTGCACCTTTAGTTTGTTAATAAACATAGATGCAACTGTATGCTTGCACATCCTAAAACTAGTTTTATATTTTTGTGTTTCCCAGCTTTGTACAACACCTGCAGCATTGCCGATACCTAATTGACTATATGAGTCATTCCCCATAGCTGATGGTAACGGGAATTTTCTTTGCCTATTATTTTTGTTTCCACTGTCATCTAAACTTTCTGGCATTCTGATTACAGCATGACTAAAGTCAGGGCAACTGCAGCAGTACACTTCAGAAAAATCCAAATAACGTGTTTCTGTAAATACTGGCTGAATCCACGGATCTACGTCAGGTTCAAGCCTTTGCCATAACGTTTCTCCAGGAGCAGGTGGTTTATGTAAATAGTTGCCATCCTTGTCATTGTCTATGGCAGTCTTTGTAAAACTATTGTCTGCAAAAATTACATAGTTTATAAGCTCTCCTGGAGTAAATAACTTTATTGATGTCTGCAAACTTTCTCCTGTAATTTCTAAATTACCATTTATCTCTAATATAGATTGAATTTTAAAGGGCATGAGAGCATAAGACAAATCACTCACTTCTGTTTCAACAACTTCCGCTGTTAAATATTGATCACCAAAATATCGTTGATAGTTTGATTTCTGAAATATATATGTACCTTTTAGTGTGCTGTCGGCATTATTTGTAGAGTAGATCGGCGTTAACGATGATATATCTAATAATGCAGGGGGTAAATTTGTATTGGCGTCAAGTATTTTAAATTCAAATCCTGTGCTGGTATCGTCTACAATAACTTCAAAAAAATTTCTTTCATCTCTAAATATATCGGTACTGTTAATAGGTCTTTCAATCAAGAAATTTGGAAAATAACCAATTTCTCCGATTAAACAATTTAGGTTGCCGTTGTTTTCAGCTACATAATCAACAGCTTGCAAATCGGCTACTGGAACAGTTACGGTTATTTTGCTTTTATTTTCAAGTCTATTTTTACCTGTATATTTAATTGGTTTTTTCTCTTCTGTTAATACGTTTAGAACATTGGCTTGAGTACTTCCATCTGTTAATCTTTCACCAATAACCCTTCTCAGTCTCGAAGCGCCAAGTATTTGATTCTGCTGCACTTTTACCCATAACTCATTTCTCTCATAGTTCTCTGGGTATTTAGAAGAGTCCGAAAGTACTTCTATAACGCTTCCTAAATCTCTAATACCAAGTACTGTTCTACGTGCTGCATAATGACTCCGACTGTCAGAGTCTGCTGTAGAAAATTGATGACCATCGAATATTACTTGTCTTTCATCCACAGTACCCTGGTAAAACACTGAAGACAATTCTTCAAAATCTAAGTAAGCTCCAAGATAAGAATATTCAAGCCCTTTTCGCCAACGTGACCAGTCGCTGTCAATATCATATTTTTCAATGACTGTGCGATGAACTGAACTTCCATATGACCTATTGCCTGGATAAGTGCCAGGTGATCCTAAACTCTTTCCTTTATTAACCTTAGTATTGAAACCTTTGACGCTAAACGAAGTTGATTTCCCAAAGCCGTTTTGCTTTTTAGGCATCAATAGAATCCGCCAGAGATTCCAAGCATTGGGGCATTAGAGATATTGTCAGCCAAGTTTGAAGTTTGGCGGGCTGCCCATAGTGCTTTACCCTTAGGAACATAGAATGCTTTCAAACGAGAATCAGACCCAACTTGTGCCGCTGGTGCTAAGACATATGGCATGTCACTCATGTGTACCCACTCATTCTTAGTGCTTGCAGCGGTGATCTGTCCTACAAAAACAGCACTGTCCCTCAAAAAATCAAACTCACTACTTAAATACAAATTGACTGGGTAGTCATAAGATACACCTGATTCGCTGCCTTGCCCTTGTGAAATAATGTAAATATCTTCAATGATTGCTCCATCATTTGTAGTGCAATCAAGAATTAAGGTTGCAAAGTTTGTTCCAGTAACCTTTTCAGTAAGAATTGTTGCTGTACTCATTTCATATACTTCGTGAAATACACGATCAATGAGCAATGGTTGTTTATTGGTAGATGTTGATGCCATTGTTTTTTACCTTATGCTTTTGAAGGCTTATTACGTCCGCCACCACGGCTTGTGTTCATCCCTTGTCCTGATACTAACGGAAGTGCGCCTTGAGGTCCCTGGCCTTGAAATTGACCAGGCATTGCAGGAGATACGCTGCCAATCATTCCACCATTAACAGCTTCTTCTGGAGACATACCTGACATGCCTAGACCCGGCTGAACCTTAAAGCTAGGCGTTCCGTCTACACGATTAAGACGACCACCGAAACCTGCTGCTTTTTCTGTTGCATCATTGACCATCATTTGATCAGCCATTTGATTGTCAGGAGCTGACAGCTGTGGTGATCCAAACGGTGCTGCTGCATTTTGTCCGCGACCCATCACCATATTCTGTGCTTGCCCTGAATTACCTACAAATCCCACAGCACCCATACGACCATCTGTAATAGGAAGGCCACCATCGCCATATGGAAATTGATTGACACCACTCATAGATCCTGTTTGAGCATTGAATGATTCTCCTACTTGAGGGTTATTCATCACATTGTTCATTTGTGGTGCACCAGGAATGGGCTGTGGTGATACTGACATTTTGAACCTGTTAGGGTCCATTTTTTCAGCTCGCTCTCTTTTTGAATTAGCCATTATCAAGCTCCGTAAATACCACTATTCAAGTTCTTGCGACGAAATCCAATCCCACGTGGATCAGTTTCAAACTCCTGCATTTTTCCAACTTCCATGTTAGGTGCTGCGGTTGTTGAAAGACCTTGATCCGCATAGGCAGTTTGTGCAATTTCATTTGTGCCTGGCTGATTGAATGGATTATCCTCTTGGAAATCAGGGGCCTTTACACCCATATCCAGAAATTGTGCTTGCGACATGGCTGCACGTTTCTTTGATTCGTAATCAGTATCTTGACCGTTTTGGCCAAATGTGATCTTCTGAGTGCCCATAACAATCAAATATTTCCTAATCTTATTCTACTGTTATCGCCAATGCGCTGCTAAAAACATTCTTGATCCAACTGCAGTATCTGCTGGACCTGGAACTGCCAAAATAAATTCTGCTCCTGCCCGTTCAAATGCATATCTCCGTGTCTCTGGTCTTCGATAATTTGGAACGTACAGCGTTTCAGCAAGTCGATCACCTTCCCGTAAATAGATTTCTCGAAAATATTCATCTCCTTTTAACGGATCTGATGTAGAAATTGTTCTTTGAACGTCACCTGCAATCTGTTCTAATCGACTGTAGTTAGGTGATCCATTTGAATCTTGAGGGAAATACTCACTGTTTTCCCAAGCACGATCACATCTGGCAATGTGGTTGACTATCTGCGAATACCAGTATTCATCTGGTACAAGATTCATTGCTTCTTCTAGTCGGCTTCTATCACCAGCAGGTATTTGTGCTCCAGCATTAAAACCCAAATGAAATCTTACTTTACTTTGTAGATGTTCGTCTAACTGCATTGCTATTCTTAAATTAGATTTTTATAGGAATCGCTAAGTAAAGCTTCCAGTTGATTTAGTTCTTGTTCATTTAATCCATCGGGGCTTGTCTGTAATTTCGCAAGCATCGCTGCAGTAGGTGAACCATCAATCATCATTTGACGTGTACCTGCTCCAAGAGCACCGCCTAGAATTAATCCGACAAGGCCTCCTGCCATTCTGTTACCAGGAGTGACACGGCTTTTCAAGTTCTGCATTCGCCCACGGCTTAGTCCTTGACGTGCTGCTAAATGGTCTTTTAAAGCATTTATTTTATTTCCAATACTATGCGCACCTTGGCCAGCTAATCCGCCGGTTGCAGCTCCCGCTACAGCACCAATGACTGGAGCAGCGGATGATTGCTCTTCTTCTTTTGCCAATTTGGCCAACAAAAGCTGCTCAATATCCATTACTTTTACAGCATTACTATCACTAGTTTAACTAATGAAGATCAAGTCATCTTTAATGAGTTGTTCCCAGTTAACACGAGGGATATTTTCTAATTGCTTTAGGTTGTTAAAACGCTCTCCAGATAATGACATGCGTAGTTCAACAATTCGTTTTGCTGTTGAATAGCCCACTCCAGGTAGTCGCTTTGCAATCTGCTCTGCTTCAGCTGTGTTTAAATTCAATCGAGTGTCTTCAAGAGGCACTACTCTTTCCGGTAATTTTTCTTCTTTTTCAACGGCGATCTGAGGCGCTGTGACTTTTTCAAGACGTCCTTTTTTGGGATCATACGGAACTAACTGGTCCAATGTCACATATGAAATTGCTCCATTAGACCCCTTCACCATTGCATACTCTTTGTCATGCTTACTAATGAATTCTACGAGAGCACCGGTTTTCGTATCTTGAAATAAATTCGACATAACGTATCGTTTCCTTATTCATTATTATAGGCACAAAAAAAGAGCCCTCTTAGGGCTCTTGATTTATGACTCATTTGATCAATAACCGCCGCCAGCTTCCGTCTTATAAGGAAGGAACACTTCTGAAGAATCAGGAGCGGGGGCATCAACGTAGTAGCACACTTCAACGATAATTGCAGCACAGGAATCAGAGTCAACAATTGTCAGCTCATCGCTCACAGTTGCTGTAACTGCAGTCTCGCTACCCAGAGGTGAGATTGCACTTGACAGATCGAATGCAGAAGCTGCACCAGATGCTGCCAGAGAGCCATCACCTGCGGCTGTCAATGTCACACCACCGGACAGACCAGTGACTTGCAGAGTGCCGGCAGCGCCTGTGCTGAGGTTCTCGACATTAATAGCTGTGCGGTAGACAGTTGCTCCAGCGGGAACAGTGAAGGGCTTGTCCATACGGGGTTTGTCATCTTGACGCATGTCGGGAGAAAGGATCTCCAGGGCGTAAGGAGTTACTGTTGCAGCCTGACTGCTGCTGATTTTTGCAACACCCACCATGCGGTAGAAGTTCACGCCGGGAACAGATTGAACACCCTGATTGCGATATGCATTCAGGTGAGTTACTTGATTACCAGGAAAAATAATAGACATTGTTAGTTACCTCCTATCAATATACGAATGAGTAACCAACGGTAATGAAGTCCTTATTCAGAACCTCAAAACCAGCAAACAAGGACCAAATCATGATGATGAAACGAGAGAAGTCGTCGTTGTTATTCAGCAGGATTTGAGCGTTGTTACCACCGATGCCCACACCAACAGCCTGAGGGCCAAAGAACGTCAGCTGGGATGCGCCGTAATCAGCAGCACCAGAAGCAGCGTCGGTCACCACGAGGTTGTAAGAAGTCTCGGGCAGGTTTGTGGATTCGAACCAACGGACGCCCTCAAAGAGAAAGCCTGTCGGCATCACGGGTTGACCAGCCACGAAGCCGGCTTGACCATATGCGGGACCCATGCCTTGGAAGAAGTTGGCATTAGGTGCAGCATTAGGTTGCATGGGGTTGATCATGCCGCTACCGGGGTACCGGGCGATCTCGCGAAAATCTGAGTTTTGGCGCAAATGCATCATCGCGGTGGGGTCCACGATGCAGCGGTAGTAGCCGTCAGCAAATGTGGGGACGTTGCGCTTACGCATGTCCTTAACGACCTCTAGGAGGTCTGTGGTCACGTCAAACTTGGCAGACTCACCAGCGGAGTAGGTAACACCCAAGGTGCCGCCTGAACCACCCTTGGACTTACCACCGGGGAGGTAGTAGCCGCCTTGCTCGTCATCAGCCATGCCGTTTGCTTCTGCTTTCAGCAGTTCGTTAGCAAACACACGGTCGCGCCACCGACGGTAGTCATCCAAAAGTGTAAGTGAGCCTATGCTTTGGTGGAAGACGTTTAAGTTGCCTGTATCCAGCAGCAGACGCTGAGCTGTGATCAGGGTTTCACGTGCAACTTTAAAAGTTGAAGGTTGGGTAGTGTCGCGAGTATCGGCGGGGCCGGTGTATTCACGCAGGGTCACGAGGACCTTGTCCTTCACGATGTTGCGGGCGGATGCGGTGCCAAGGGTTTGGTCAGCAGTCCGCTCACGGGACTCCTTAGTGCCAGGCTTACCCCAGAAGCGGTACCTATCCAGTTGCACCGTTTGTCCCGGTTGCTTGCTGAAGTCGTGTACTACCACAGGCTCAACTGCCATCTCAATGATGTAGGCAGGATGAGGACGGTAAAGTTCTGCACCAAGAAGCTTAGGAAAATCATTATCAATCCACATGTGGGATTAACTCCGTAAGCTAAAAGGTTTATTGGTGACTTCGACTTAGTCACATATATTGATAGTACTAGTTTTAGCTATGATACATTTTAAGTACCCCATTATCCTAGGGCATTATGGACTTTATTGACACTGGTATTTGGAAACCAATTAATACACTTCCTGGATATGAATGTTGTATTGAATATCACGTCAATTCTCTGGGAGAAATTAAAAGCACTAAAGGGGAAATTGAACGTATTCTCAAACACAAAAGAAAAAAGGGCAGAGGTTATCCGACGGTCAACTTAACTCAACGTATTGGTAGAAAGCCTAATATCACTGTCGCTGTTCATACATTAGTTGCGTTGGCTTTTTTACCTCCTCCGTCAACTCCTCCTGGCAGAACAAGAGGTTGCTCAGTTGTCAAACATAAGGATGGTGATTTAAGTAATTGTTCTGCTTCAAATTTGGTCTGGGTAAAAAGATCTGAGGCCAGAAATGAATTAGAATGTAAATAGCTTTAGGTTTTAGTAATGGCTGACAGTCTGAAATTAGTTGGTACAAAAAGAGTTGCTGGACAGACAGGATCTGATTTGACAATCTCTACACCTTTGCGTGGTGGAGATCAGCACTTGGTACGTCGCTGGTGGAATGACAACAA